CCAGTCGAAAGTAGAATTGGGGCAGATGGTAATCAATAAGTTTTCTGAAAACCAAGAGACGAATGATTTCATCACAGCCACATTGTCTTCTGACCCGCGTGGAGTCAAGTTCCTTGCGATGATCGGTGATCAGTTCGCAGAGAATAAGATCGGTGAATTTAAGTATCAAAGGCATTCATTAACACCTGACGAAGCGCAAGCCGAGATAGATTCTATCCGTCGGGATATGAATCATCCGTACAACAACGAGAAAGCTTCTCGGGCTGAAAGAGACAGGGCGATTGATTTTGTAAATAATTTAATTGGAGTAGCAAGAAGACCCAGAGGATAAGCTTAAAAGCCCCCGAAGGTTTGAAGTGATCGGCCAGATAACTTGAAATAGCCTGGCAAGGTTCGCTAAAAGAGGCGACCCTCCTTGAGAGGACAATCAAATCCAAAGCTTGGTTAAACTCATAAAACGAGGAGGGGTCTTAAAATGGCGGATACCCAATCACTAGTTTATGCCCAGGCGTATGGCGCGAATATTATGCAGTTGGCACAGCAGAAATACGCGAAGCTTATGCCAATCGTGTACATTAAACCAAATGTCAAGGCAAAGGTCTTTTTTCAAGACCAGATTGGCAAATGGGCAATGTCCACGAAGGGTGGACGAAACGTCCAAACCCCCAACAACGATCCAAACCTGGGTCGCAGAAGGGGGACAATGGTTGATTACCACGACAATCGTATGCTCGACCGTGGTGATGAACTTCGTATGCTCTCAGATCCACGTTCCGCTTATACCATCGCGGCCGCGCAGTCTCTTGGCAGACAGATCGATACTGTCATCGCCAATCAGATCCTAGCGACGGCGAATACAGGCGAAACCGGATCTACCACCATCACGCTCGGAACTACCTCCATCGCGGCACACGTCAATCCAACACCCGGAAGTTCGACACAAGGCACGGCGGCAACGTTGACGTTCGCTCGCGTTAGGGCAGTCAAGAGGGTTCTGGACTTAGAGGATGTCGAAGAAGAAGATCGTTTCTTCGTCATTACTCCTCAAGGTCTGGACGCACTCTTGAATACCACCCAGGCGACTTCTTCGGACTATGCGGCTGTCAAAGCGCTTGTCCGTGGGGATATTGATACCTGGATGGGCTTCAAGTGGATCGTCTCGAACAACCTCTCGTCCTCCGGAACGGTGACGAGCTGCTTTGCAATGCAACGTTATGGTATTGCATTCGCAATGGGTGCCGAACCGCTTGTACGCACCGATGAACGTACTGACTTGTCATATTCGTGGCAGGTCTACTACGAGCTGAATATCGGCGCTGTCCGGTTGGAAGAAGCCCGTGTAGTTGAAGTTCAGTTAACGAGTGAATAATCCCTATAGGGGAGAGGAGTAGTTGAAATGGCAGAAGCAGCCAATGTAGCAAAGTACAACGCAGGTGGATCTGGCGATAACATTATCGCCGACGGTTATATCAAAACCGTGGAGAAGGTGTGGATCGATTCTTACACAATCGCATTCACGAATACCAATACCACGATTGATATCGCCGTATTGCCGGTCAACAAGAAGATCACTGGCATCGATGTTGAGATTCTAACTACTGGCTCGCATACTAGCGGGACGGTGTCGATTGGATTTTCAACCGATGCGAATGTGGATACATTCTTGACTCCGCATACGTTTACCCATAACCTGACTCGGTCGAGCATCAGTCTTCCGGGTGGTGGTGGCTATGCGGGTCCGACAACGACAGGCGTTTCGGTAGCGTTTTTAGGGGCATTCAGTGGGTATCAGTTCGTTACGACAGGGACGCAAGTCACCGTCTCGGTCAAGCTGAACAACTGGATCTCGACAATGACTACAGGAACCGTCAAGTCCATCGTTCGGTACACGTAACAAATAAAGATCGGCGGGGGGCGTTTAAAAAACGCTCTCCGTCTATCTTTTTAAGGAGCTTTCATGGCAACCTATACGACTGTAGGAATCGTGAACCATGCCCTTCTATTATGTGGGGCCTCACCCATCGTGGCCCTCACGGACGACACCGCGAACGCAAGAGCGGCTGACGCTGTTTATGAGAACGCCCGTAAAGGATTTTTAACTGAGTGCCGTTGGACATTCGCTCTTACACGGTCTACTCTTGCGACCGTCGCAACAACAACTTTTCCGTGGCTACATGATGAGGAAAACTACGCCTACACGCGCCCTACCGCCGCTTTAAGAATTTGGCAGATGAGCGATATCGAAGCGATATGGCGCGAGGAAGGGGATCTCATCATTTCAAACACGTCCACTCTTGGGACATTGTATACCTGGGATCACAACCAAGTCGGTTTGTGGAGGCCAAAAGCGATCATCGCTTTTATCGACAAGCTTTGCTCCGACATTTGTTTTATGATTTTAAACGACGCAAAGAAAGCCGAAGCGTTCCTAGCAAAATACCAAAAGGTGTCTCTACCGGCCGCAATGGCTGAGGAATCACAAACCGGAACACATCAAGAAGTGATTGATGATGCTTGGCTAAAATCCAAATACAGTGGCGCGGGTAACCCAGCGAGGTCATACAGCTAATGTCAGAAGCTAAAGATCCTAGACGAGTTTTAGAATCGAAAGACATGGAAGGGGCTGTCCTTTATGCTAAACGCATATCCTCCGATGCCGCAGACGCATGGCCTGTTTTAGCCAATGCGGATGGGAGTCTGATTATAAATATCACCAGTGGAACAGTATCTTTATCCTCAACTAAGGTTACAATCGAGAGCGCTTCAGGTCTAAATGTAAATGTAGCGACAGCGACGCTTGGAACAGTGACAATCTCAGGGAATGTCAACGTCGCCACCGCTACCCTCGGGACGGTGACAGTGTCCTTATCATCCACCGCCGTCACCGCATCTTTAACGAATAGCGGAGTTACGGTTTCTCTCAACAGGTCATTGTCTTCTTCGAGCGGAACTCTCTCGGCAACCACGGGAACTGTTCTTATCGCCGGATCTGGTAAAAGCAAGGTCTACGGTTTTTCACTTACGACCACTTCCACCACAGGGGTCATCTGCTCTTTTCATGCCGGTGGTATAGCTGGAACTGAGCTTTGGCGGGTATTACTTCAAGCCCCAAGCGGGGCAAACGCGGGTGCTAATCTCGCCATTTCCCCACCAGCGCATTTATTTGCTACCGCCTCAAACGGAACTCTCACGTTGAACTTAAGCGCGGCGGTGAGGGTGGATTTTTCAGTGGCTTATTTTGATGAGGCATAAATGATTATCATAGATAAAGGCATGGCTCATAGCACCATCAACTCATCGACCAGAGACACGGGGCTTTACAAAGTCGGAGTAAGTGGAGTCACGTTTGACGAGCACACCATCAGAAATTGCTTTGGGGTTTTCTTAGAGAACGTCCATAACTGTATGTTTCCTTTCCTTGACTTAAGGAACGTCCACAGCCTCAACATGAGGAACTGTGATGGGAATACTTTTAAGACGGTTCTGATAGATGACTCTTGGGTCGGACTTAAACTTAACTTTCAATGCTCGAATAATCGCTTCGAGGAAGTTACTTCCACTAAAGCCAAAGACTTAAGCAGTCCTTCAAATGGCGATGGCATCGTCATCGACAACCCTGACTGTGTAGGTAACTGGTTCGGGAAAGTTATTTGCTCAGACAACTCTGACTCAGGGCTTGACCAGCAGGGTCTTGGAACAATCATTGAGGACTACTACGCAGGCGCAGGAAATCTTCACGGGTCTAAACTGTGGGGGACTACCATCATTAAAAAATATGTCTCTGATGGTGCGAAGGGCAATTCAGTTCTTTGCGTGTCAGGTGAACATACCCTAGAGAAAGCCATACTCTTAAACGCCGCAAGTCATCATGTGAAACTCGGACTCTCCGCTTACGCTACTTTAAAGAAGAAGCTCACGATAACGGGCGTAGCCGACAAATGGCCATCGTTCTCTAAAGACGCAAACAGCACTTTAATCGAATCAATCACCGTAGGCGTAAGCCTACCAACCGAACCGATAGGAGGCTATGAAACCATGTATAACGAACTCTTAGTAAAGTATGACGCATTAAGAGCCGACCTTGAAACTGCGATAAATTCTGCCAACGCTCAAGCGTCGGTTATTACGTCCTTACAAGCCGAAGTCGATGGCTTGAAATCTAAGCTCGACCAGATAAAGGGAATTATTGGATAAATGGCAATAGCGTTTGATGCCGCATCAAATACTAACGCGATAGACGGAACATCAGTCCAAACCCTTACTTGGCAACACGTCGTCGGAGCCGGAGCTAACCGTATCCTTATCGTTTGCATAACCGGCGAGGACTCTACTTCTTCCGATGTGAATGTCGCCTCTGTTACATGGAACGGAACCGCATTATCTCAAGCTGTTGAGAAATTCCAAACCGCACAGATGTCAACGATTTATTATTTGATTGCCCCTGAATCA